GTCGCACCGTCGCCCGCTCCTTCATCAGTAGTCTCCCAGATTGACCCACACCAGCTCGATCGTGCCGTTGACCGTGATCGTGTCGTCCGCCGTCGAGCCGGCGTCGGGTACAGCCAAGTTGAGGTAGGCGTCGATGGCGGTCGTCGTGCCGTCAAACGCCGTGGTCACGACGCTCCCGTGCTTCGTGAGCACGCCCGCCCCGCCCGACAGGGTGCCCGTCGTCGAGGCGACGAGATCGGCCTCCGTGCTCGTGAGCGTCGCATTGTCCGTCCCGACCGCCGCGCTCCCCAGGGACCCGACGAGCGCGGCGTTGTCCGCGATCCCGCCCGCCCCCGCGAGCGTCGTCAGGTTGTACGAGGCGCCGAGGATCTGGATGGCGCCGGCCGGGAAGTCGTAGACCTTCTGCGAGCCGTGGCATCCGGCGGTCGTTGCGTCGGTCATCGCCACGGAGAGGTCCGTCACGGTCAAGACGGTGCGGTGGACGGTATTCCCGTACTCCGCGGCGCTCACGCCGCTTCCCGCGGCCGTGCCCACCCCGCCGTTCGTCAAGTCGCCCTCGGCGGGCGCCGCGCCGATGGTGTATGCCAGAGCGCCCGTCGCATCCACGATCTCCCACCGGGTGACCGTCGAGAACGGACCGACGACGACCGAAGTCGAGGCCGCGATGCTCGTCGCCGACTGCACGTCGTTCCCTCCGGTCGGCAGGAGTGCCAACCGGCGGAGTTGCCCCGTGGAGCTGGCATCCGCCGTGACGCGGAGCTGCTGCCCCGCTGCTAGGTAGTGGCTCGCCATGGACGTTCCTCCTTAGCCGAGGAGAATGGCGACGTGCTCCGGCTTGATGAGCTTGTAGCCCCACGCGATGGACACGTGGTACGTCATCTGCCGGAAGCCGGGGTACGCGGCGAGTTCGAACGAGAGTCCGGTCACCGGGTCGGTCAGGATCTCCCGGTCGATCGCGAGGTCGCCCTGGCGCGGGAGCGCGGGAGCGCGGGTCGCGAGCACGATGGCGCCGCGGTAGAACGCCATGTTCGCGCGGTAGGAGTTCCCCACGGTGATCGCGTCGTCGTCGTCGGCCGCGACCCGCAGGCCGGGCTTCGCGATGGTGACGACGTTCGCGGCGAGTGCGGTGTCGACGACGTACTTGTTCGTGTCACCCGCGAGAGTGATCACGTCGCCCGCGATGATCGTGCCGGTTCCGGTGTCCACCGTGATCGACACGTCACCGACGGCTGGCGGGGTGGCGTCGTTGACGAGATAGCTCGCGCCCGTGCCCTTGGTGTGGCTCTTGACCTGGGCCGACTTGTGGACGGAGAACCCCTCGATCTCGCCGATGGTTCCGCGCCGCAGGAGGTCCGCCGTCCCCGCCTCGTTCACCTTGAAGAGCTGCGACTGCTTGCCCATGATGTTCGCGGCGGCGGCCGTCGAGATCACGAGGTGGAGATCTGACTGCGGGGCGCCGTTGTCCGCGAGGATCTGCCAGACCCCCGCCACGTCCGACAGGTCGTTCGCCGTGCCGAAGGGCGTGGTGCCGGCCGTGCCGTGGGCGCGCGAGGCGTCGACGTAGAGGCCCGCCAGGTCCAGTTCGATCTCGTTGACCGCCGTGCGGATCGCCTGGGCGAAGCGGTCGCGGGTGATCGTGTCGTAGGTCCCGGAGTTCTCCAGGCCCAGCGTCTCCTCGCCGTTCCACCGCACCGGCCAGTGGCGGCTCTTGGAGATCGTGATCTCGACGTTGTCGATCGACTGGTCGCCAGTGTCCGGCGGCGTGACGGCCGGGGTGTTGTCGGCTCCGGTGATCGCCGGGACGATCGGCACGCGCACGCTCTGGTTCAGGGCCGCGCGCTCGACGGTCGAGTTCCGGTTGACGGCAGGGATGAACCCGACGAGTTCGCGCGAGACCACGTCCAGCGCCTCGTAGAACGGTCGGATCAGGTTCGTCAGGGTGTTGGCCATGAGATCCTTTCCGCCCCTGCCACCTCGGAGGGGCCGTTAGGCGGCGTCGATCAACCTGCCGCCGTTCTTCATGAAGTCCGCCTTCTCCTGCGTCCCGAGCTCGCGGAACGCGTCCCGGGTGATCGCCCGCCCGCCGCCTCCCGCCCCTCCCGCTCCCGCCCCTCCGCCGCTCCCGCTGGGGCGCCACCAGTGGGGGCGATCCTCCTTCGTTCCGGCGAGCCACTCGAGGATCGTCAGCGGCTTGTGATCCTTCCCCCGCATGACGCCGCCCTCCTTGTCCCGCGCGATCGGCACCCCGTCCTCGACCTTGAACCGATCGCGAGCGACCCGCTGCGCGTCGGTGATGAGAGAGGGAATGTCGTGCCGGAAGTCCTTGAGAGCGGCGGCGGCGGAACCCACCTCGATGTCGATGAACCGCTGGTTGATGAGTTCGTCCCGCTGCGCGATCTCCCCGGCCCGCTTCTCCAGGTCGCCCCTGAGCGACTCGATCAACGTATCGCGGTCCTTGAGCGTGACGCCATAGCGCTCCTCGACGATCGCGTCCAGCTCCTTGGATGTCTTCCCCGTCTTCTCCCTCGTCGCCTCCTCGCGGAGCCTCTTCAGCTCCGCCTGCGCCTCGCGGGCCTGCGCCGGGTCGATCCCGTCCCAACCCTTCGCCTGCTCTTCGAGAGACTTCAGGCGCTCCGCCTGCTTCGCGTGTCTGGACTTCATGTCCTCGTGCGCGGCCTCCGGGATGTACCCCTTCGGAACCCACTTCCCGCCGATCTCGACGAAGTCGGCGCGGATGGCCTCGGGCACCGCCTCCTGCGTTTCGAATTCCAGTGCCATGTCTCAGACTCCTCGCGCCACCGGCGCATCGTTGGGGCGCACCGCGCCCTTCGCGCGCGCAGGGACTCACGGCACCGCCGTGCTGCGCGTCGCCTCCGTGAGTAGTAGCGCGGAGGCGACTACTCAGTCAAGGCGCGAAAAGTGTGAGGAAACTAGAGATCGGGAGCGGAGGCGTAGGAGATCTCCATCCATTCGACGGCCGTGCGGCTGAGGACGTAGGTCCTCGCCGTGGGCTCGCCGCCCGCCTGGTAGCCGTGCCGACGCAGGGCTCTCACGGCGTAGCCGAGCCAGAAGTCGGCGGAGGGCTGGAGGTTACCAGAGGGGCGGAAGATGACGAGGCGGGGTTCAGGAAGCGGCACGCGAATGGGCAACTGTGACCTCCGCGATCTGGGCGCGGTCCTCGGCGTAGGCAGCGATGGCGTCGGCCTCTTCCCTGCGGAACGATTCGTCCCGCTGCCGGCGCAGGCGCACGGACCAATAGGAGATGCGCGCCGCCCGTGCCGCCCTCATCCTCTCCCCGCAGCGAGCGAGCGCCCGGAGGTACGCCCGCTGCCAGTGCTTCACGACGCGGCCTCCGGCGCCGGGACTTCCGGCACCTCCTTCTTCCGGTTGACGAACGACGCGCGCATCGCCTTGCTCACGTCGAAGTCGTCGGAGAACACCCCGGCCGCCTTCATTTCTTCCAGCACGACGCGCCGGTTGAGTTCGAGCCCCTGCGCGACCTCCCACGCGAGCTTCAGCTTCTCCGCGTCGCGCAGGTCGTACCGCTGCGCGGCGGGCAATTCGATCGAGCCGCCCTCGGTCTCGCCCTGGTACGCGGCGGTCATGCCGAGAGCGACTTCCGTCGCGTCCTTCACGGCGATCGCCCACGCCTGGACCTCGGTTTTGATCTCCGACCAATCCAGGAGGCGGCCGGTCGCCGTGTCGGATCCCGTTCGGCGGATGTGCGGCTCCATGCTCTCGGCGAGGAGGCGGGCCTCCAGCGACGACAGGTCCTCTCGCATCGTCTCGGCGGACTTGCCGGTGTGTTCGACGTACTCGGTCCTCCCTCTCGCCTCCTTCGTGTAGAGGATCGTGCCGGCCCCCATGATGACTTGGCTCTTGGCCTCGTCGCCCGTGCACCCCGAGCGGTGGAGGATGGGCGGCGCGATCTTGAAGAGGATGTCGTCCTTGTCGGAGAGCTTCTGCCAGTGGGAGACGCAGAGGTCCGCCATGTGCGAGAAGGGCGAGCGCCCGCGCAGCTCGGCGACCTTGTTGAGGTAGACCGGCACCAGAGGGATCTCCGCGTGCGGGCGCATCGCGTCCGGCCCGCCGACGAGCACCCACGTCTTGCCCGAGGCGCCGGAGGTCTCCTCGTAGACCTCCGACGTGGCGTAGGGGCCGCCGTTGCCAGGAGAGCCTGCTCGCGTCCACACCCGGATCCGCTTGATCTCCTCGACGGTGTAGGCGTCGATCCGCCGCACCCCGACCTCCGACCGCATGAGGGAGACGGGCCGAGGGACGCCGTCGACGATCTCGACGTTGTCCGGGTTCAGCACCTCGCACGCCCGGACGTGCACCCAATACGGACGGTCCGTCGGCTTCAGGTCGGCGTTCGACTCGACTTCCCCCAGGGGTGGCATGTCGACGAGGATGAACGAGACCCCCGCCTCGCCGAGCGCGTCCCTCAAAACGTCGCGGAGGAACACGTCGCCGATGTTCCCCCGGAGGTCGACGTTCTCCCACAGGGCCTTCACCGTCTCCGGTACGTCATCCCCGAGGACGATGCTGCGCGAGAGGATGGAGGCGACGGCCTTGTCCCTCGCGCGCACGAAGAACGGGTAGAGGACGCTCTTGTCTCTCCGCGTCTCCCACGCCGTGCGCTGCGGGAGTGCGACCGTGACGAGTCCGCCCTCAGTCCCCGGGACTGTGACCGTAGGCTTGAGGTTCTCGGCCGGGTGGGGCGGCAGGTACACAGCGCCCGCCTGCCGCATGGCGAACGTCCCGCCGAGCAGCGTCCGCGGGAGTTGGCGGAAGGTCTCGTCCTCGGCGTAGGCGGTCGTCGGCTTGCCGATGGGCATCGGGAGTCTAGGGTAGCACGGGTGTCAAGGTCTAGCCGAAAAATCCGTATACAGCCCCGCTCTCCTTCGGTCCCTCCGCCGTCAGGCGGTAACGTACCTCGTCCCCGACGTGGTCCTCCGCCTCAGTGTCCACGTCGTCGCGCTTCTTCTCGTCGCGCGGGAGGACCGGCACCGTGCGGAGGAACCCCTCGCGGCAGGTTGAGAATACCAGCATTCCCGGCTCCTCCATCGGCGTCGAGAGGTTCGCCTTGAACCGGGCTCGCATCGCCTGCCAACCCGCCACGCGGGAGCCCGAACCTGTCGCCGCCGCGACCCATCCAACACCGCAGCGCTCCATCTCCGAGGCGATGGAACGGCCATCCGTCACGGCGAAGATTGCCGGGTCGGCCGGTCCCGGGTGGATCGACCTCCCGCGCAGGAGAGGGGAAGACTTCTCCACCTCCAGGACGCGCGCGGCGATCTCCGACGATGTGGCGCGGACGCCCTCATTCGCCCTGCCGTTCCAGCCGTAGATCTCAGCGATGCGGACGAGCGTGCCGCGCGGGTAGACGACGTGATGACCGTTGACCTTCACGGGCATCCCGTCGCTCTCCGCCCACCAGCCGACGGAGTAGGGCTTGCTCGACCCCCAATCGAAACTCCGGTCGATCCGCCAATTCGCGGGAATCGGGAACGGCTCGACGACGTGCGAATCGCGCGAGGTCCACAGGTCGTCGAACATCCCGCCGGCGACGATGTTCCATTCCCCGGCCTCCAGGGCTCGGGCGAGGGCCTCGTCGCCCATGCCGCGGAGCTTCGCTCGGTAGGTGGGATCGCGCGCGACGTGCGGGTTGTCGTCGATCCGCGCGGGGATGAACTGCCGGAGCATCCCGCCGTCATCGTCGGGCGCTTGCCAGATCTCGTATTCTTCCCGCGGCTCAATCCACGTGGCCTTGACCCAGTTGTGACCGATGAACCCAGGGTTCGATGCAGCAATCACGCGGGGAAGAAGGTCGCGCCACTTCGATGGGAGCGCCAGCGACCCCATGCGCATGCGGGTGCGCAGGTAGGTGTAGATCGGCGAGGTGAAGAGCGTCAGCTCGTCGGGGAGGAGGAGGTGAATCTCGGCGCTCTGGTACTGGAAACGGTCTTGCTCCCGCTGACAGTGGCACAGGTGGATCACGCTCCCGTTCGCGCACCGCACCTGCATGGAGCCCGAGGAGTACAGGACGCGGTAGTTGTCCGCCTCCTTCGAGCACAGGGCGAGGAACCCGCTCGGCCCCTCCATGTGCGTCTTCGCCAGCTCCGGGAAGGTCCGCCGGAACATGTAGACCTGCAAGCCGGGGATCTTGCTCGCCCAATAGAGGGCTGCGACGCGCAGGAAGTGACCCTTGCCGCCGCCGGCAGCGCCGCCGTAGAGGATCTCCGTGGCGGGAGAATTGAAGGCCAGCGATTGCTTCGGATGCAGGCCGCTGTCGGTCGCCGGATCGTAG